TGATGTATTCTTTTTGGATGCCGGACACAGCAATCCCAGTGACATTGATACTATAAACTACTTTCTACCCTATATTAAAAACGGTGGATTGTTATGCGGTCATGACTACTCTGAAGGATTTGATGATGTGAAACAAAACATATCCGATTTAGAAACTAGATTAAATCAACAAGTAACTTTATATGAGTCAACTTCACTGTGGTCATTTAAAATTGAAAAATGAAATTAATAATAGCGTGTGATCCTAAAGGTGGTATAGGCTACAACAACAAATTGCCCTGGAGTAAAATCGAGGGCGATTTGCCAAGATTCAAATCATTAACAATGAACAAAGTTGTTATCATGGGAAGAAACACTTGGGATAGTCTACCAAAGAAGCCACTACCAAATAGAACCAACTATGTGTTTACATCAAGGTCTGAAGATATAAATGTCAAAGATGCTTATGCTATAAACAGTCTCAGTATACTAAAACACTTTAACGAAAACGCATGTATCATCGGTGGCGCAAAGGTAATAAAAAGTTGTTGGGATAGAATTACCGAAGTACATTTAACAAGAGTGGTTACCGAATACACTTGTGATACCTTTATAGATTTAGTAAAATTAGAGAAAGAGTTTATGTGCTGGTTTAAAGAGCAACACGTTGACCACTCATACGAGATTTGGAAAAGAAAATGAAACAGTATCACGATTTACTACAAGACATTTTAGATAACGGAGAAATTAAAGATGATAGAACTGGTATTGGTACCCATAGTGTGTTTGGCCGTAATCTTCGCTTTGATTTGCGTAGAGGCTTTCCCGCTATCACTACCAAAAAGCTTGCATGGAAAGCTTGTGTCGGTGAACTTCTCTGGTTCATTGAAGGCTCTAGTGATGAACGTAGACTGGCAGAACTCACCCATGGTACTGCCGAAGGCAAAGTCACGATCTGGACGCCTAATGCGCTTGCGCCGTATTGGAAACCAAAAGCGAAGTTTGAGGGAGACTTGGGCAGGGTCTATGGCGTACAATGGCGTCATTGGAACAAATACCGCACAGAAAAAGATATGGGGCCCGCGCATAAAGGTGGCACACGCCTTGCTGTTGACCAGACGGAAATCGATCAACTGACAAATCTCATAGAAGGACTGCAACAAGATCCTAATGGGCGCAGACACATATTAAGTGCCTGGAACGTGAGCGAACTAGACCAAATGGCATTGCCCCCTTGCCACGTTATGAGTCAATTCTATGTCAACAAAAATAAAGAACTATCTTGTCATATGTACCAGCGTAGTGTGGATGTATTTCTTGGGCTACCTTTTAACATTGCTAGCTATGCGTTACTCACTCATTTGATTGCACATCACTGTGGATTAAAGGTTGGTGAGTTGATTATCAGTACAGGTGATACCCACATTTACAAAGATCATGTTGAGCAAGTTAAAGAACAACTAACCCGTGAAGCATTTCCTGCACCATTGTTGATGTTGAATTCTCAGAAGAATAACATCTTTGAAATGACAATACAAGACATTCACTTAGAGAACTATCAAAGTCATGGCCCTATTAAAGCACCAATGGCAGTCTAAAGACGAGTTCACTCGACCCAAATATCAGGTACGACTATCTGATAGTGGTGAAGAGATGGTATCTATAACTCATGTAGTTCATACTATTAAAATGGGTGATGTTGAAGATCCTGATTTGTTTGTTGCACAACCTATATATGAGTGGCAACAAACAGAAGCAGGCAAATGGATAATGGAAAATTCTGCACCTGCTCCGAGTTGGCATCGTAATCATGACATATACAACTATGGCTACACATATCAAATTAGAGCATATCTAACACACAAACAATTAACATTTTGGAAGTTGAAATTCGAATGAATATTTTAGTAACAGGCGGTTTAGGATTGATAGGACATCATGTCGTATCTAAACTTGAGAAGTTAGGACATGATATTGTCATCTTTGATACACAAACAAATTATGGAATCATTCCTCAATCAGAGATAGACTACCTCATCTCTGAACGAAAGAAAAAAATCAAGACAACTCAAATATACAAGTATGATATTTGTGCGTCTAACGGAAACATCGAATGGATGTTTAAGGCTCATAAATTTGATACTGTCATTCACATGGCTAGCTTTCCTAGACAGAAAGTAGTTAACGCAAACCCACAATGGGGTAGTCGTGTGATGAGCGAAGGCTTGCTTAACTTATGCGAGTTGAGCAAACAAAACAATGTAAAGAAATTTGTATACATCAGTTCAAGTATGGTCTATGGTGACTTTACTGATGATGTGACAGAAGATTATAATTGCAAACCACAAGGACAATATGGAATACTCAAACTCACCGGGGAACACTTGGTTAAAGATTACACTCGCAGAGGCTGTTTTAATCATGTTATTATTCGGCCAAGTGCTGTATACGGCCCGCTTGATGTGGAAGATAGAGTTATTGCAAAATTCATGCTCACAGCAATGCGTGATGGAACTCTTAAAGTTAATGGAGCAGGAGAAACGCTCGACTTCACCTATGTGGAAGATGCCGCTGAAGGAATCGTTGCCGCGAGTTTAAATTTTAATACCGACAATAAGACATACAACATTACCAAGAGCCACAGTAGGAGTCTGCTTGATGCGGCACAACTAGCTGTAAAGATTGTCGGTAAAGGTACAATAGAAGTTAAAGATAAAGACTCAGACTTCCCAAGCCGTGGTGCACTAAACATTGAAGCGGCACGTAGAGACTTTGGTTATGACCCTAAAGTAGACGTAGAAGAAGGATTTCAAAAATATTATGAGTGGCTTAGTACATCAAGTTACTGGCAGGATAGAATAAAATGAATGAATTAGAAACTTCCTTGAAATCTCATGATTGGACTTTAGACGGATATAAATCCAGAGTCAATGTAGACAAGTTGATGAAAGAAAATACTGAACAATCAACTGCGTTATGGGAAAAATACTGTCCTTGGTCTGTTACTAACGGCGGCTATATAGAATGGGCAAAAAATGAAAATCCCTCATTTCGGTCTAGCAAGACAATATAAGAACATAGGTGAAGAGTTGCTTGATGCAACTCACCGTGCCCTTAAAGACGGTGTACTCGTAGGTGGTCATTACACTCGTTCGTTTGAAGAATGGTTGAAACACAAAACACAAACTAAGTATGCTGTCACTGTTCATAGTGGTACACAAGCACTTGAGATCATCGCACGTTGGAAAAAGACTAAGCATGATGAAACAATGGAAGGTATCCCTAAGGTTCGTATTCCTAATATTACATATCCTGCAACACTTAATGCATTCTTAAATGCTGGATGGGATGTTGAACTAGGTGACACAGATAAGAATGGCATCTTGCCACATCACAATAGAGTGGGCGGAATATATGACTGTGTTGTAGGATTTGCAGGTAGAAGACCATGGCCAGATGCAAGATATGAAGATAGTTACGGAATAATTGTCGATGGTGCACAACATTGGTTAGAATGCGGCGGAAACGTTGGTAGTGGTATGGCAATAAGTTTTGATCCTACAAAAAATCTTCCATCAAGTGGCAATGGTGGAGCCATCGTAACTAACAATGAACACTTATATTTGTTTGCTACCAAATACAGAGACAATAATAAGCCCTATTTTCATGAAGCAGGCACTAATAGCAAGATGAGTGAACAAGACTGTGCTCAATTGTTAGTGAGGACAAAATACATTGATGCGTGGCAATTACGTAGAAAACAAATTGTCAGTTACTGGTGTGACAGATTCAAAGAGTTACCATTCACTTGTTTATCTGATACAAGAGATCCACATGCACATCAGAAGTTTGTATTGTATATGCCTGATAGAAATTCGCTTCATACAAACATGTTGCTAGAGGGTATAGATACAAAGATCCATTACGAATATACATTGGGAGACTTGCCCACTTCAAAGGGGATTACAAAGCCTGATATGTTAAGCACCAGTGTAATGCTAAGTAAAGGTGTTATTAGCTTGCCGTTATACCCCGAACTTAAAGACGAAGAAGTTCAGTACATTACGGATAAAGTAAAATCGTTATATTAAAGTATAAATACGGGTACTATGTGGATACTATCAATATTACCCGAAGCCGCAATACATATAATCTTTGGATTAGGTATTTTGGGCACAATAGCAGGATTCGTCCTAGGATTCATTCCTTTTGTTAAAGCTTATAAACTAGCTATTCAGGTCATAAGCCTGTTAGTTTTAGTCTTAGGTGTATACCTCGAGGGCGGATTAGCCGACTATAAAGAGTGGGAACATAAAGTCAAGGAATTAGAAGCAAAGATAGCTCAAGCGGAAACTAAGTCTAGCGAAAAGAACGTAGAGATACAAGAAAAAATCGTAGAAAAGACCAAGATCGTTAAAGAAAAGGGCCGTGATATTATCAAGTATATTGATAAATGGAACACCAAAGAAGTAATCAAAGAAGTAGAAGGTCCTGAAAGAATCAAACGTGAAGAAGTTATCAAGTACATTGAAAACTGCCCGATTCCAAAAGAAATGATTGATATACACAATCAAGCCGCTACTTTGAATAAAGCCGCAGAAGGAGAGAAAAAATGAAGTATCTCTTACTTGCTTTATTGTTGACAGGTTGTGCTTCAACAACGGTACCGGTGACAAAGAAGTTTCCTAATGCTACCCCTGAGCTTATGAAAAAATGTGAAGCACTTAAAAAGATTGAGGGTGATAAAGTAGCAATCACTGATATGTTAAAAGTCGTGGTTCATAACTATAGTCTATACTATGAATGTTCAACTAAAGTAGATGGTTGGCAAGAATGGTACAACGAACAAAAGAAAATTCATGATGAAAGTGCAAAATAATAGTATATTATTAGCATTGTGTATCTTTTTGGCAGGATGTGCATCTACAAATGACTATCAGACATACGTAGATACACAAAAGACCTTAAACAAAGACTATACAATGGCTGAATTAGCACGTATTTCAGCACTGACTGAGATTGTAAAAGATACTCAGGATGTAAGTGTGAGAATTCAAGCTATCAAAGCATTACAAGAAATACAACGAGGTAAAAGGCAATTGATTATTGAGCGCCCTAAGTCTTGGTTGGAAAGATAAATATACTATAATAGGGCAAGATTCATATGACAATGCAAGTAATCAATATTGGCGCACTACCAAATGACGGAGAAGGTGATCCGTTACGTGTTGCCTTCCAGAAAGTCAACAATAACTTTGCCAGTTTGTTTGCGACTGGTTTTAGTGTTGCTGAATCAACTACAGTAGGGTTAGCACCAGATCAAGTAGTGTTAGAACACCCGGCAAATATTTTTACACAAGGGATGATACAGATTCGCAGTTATGATCCTACAACTCCAGACTTTCAAAATGTCATGTTGTCGGCTGCAATAACCAACGATTCATTAGGTGTTAAATTCTCAGGTTATGCTATTACCACAGAAGGTAATGCATTATGTCAGTATGACATGGATGTATCCGATGGCAATGTAAGATTGCTAATAAATCCTATAGCTAATACAGTCATCTATCACTATATGTGCTATCAAATAACAGGAATTGACCTTGTTACTGGTACACCAATTGCACTTGACGGTTATCCTACAGGTTCATTAATGAGTACACAATCTAATGTGGTTATCTCAACAGAAACTCTATTATGAGAGCAAAAGAGTTCATAGTAGAACAAAAACTTAGTGATGTTCATGACGGTTTAGACGTAGCATCTAAGTCTCTCCCCAACACGTATGTTATTCCAGAGTTACAGAACAATGACTTCTATGATTTATATCGTTTTGGTGTAGCAATTGCCGCAGTAAGAGGAGAAAGCGGTAATGACGATGTACAAAATGGTCATAAGCCTGATTTTAGGGCAGAAAGTAGCTGGGGAGAAAATCAAGTTATATCATCTGAGTTTGACAAAGAGATTGGTAAAACTATTGACCAAGCATTAAAGAAGGTCGGCAAATCCGGCAAAAAATTAGTCAGTACACCTAGTAGTGATGAAATGGAAGATACTGAGTACACATCTCCCATCAAAGCTTTCAAAGGATACAAGAGAAAATGAGAGCCGAAGAATTTTTAAAAGAAGCTAAAATAGGCAAGTTAAGCAAACGCAAGCAAGTGGCTACTCGCGGTTTGCATAAATTTCGTGATGAATCTTTTGCGGATAGATTTTATGAACTAAACAGAATTATGATGGCCGCGGCATCTACTGATGGCACTTTCATGCCTGATATGGATGGAGAAAGCTGGGCCGGCAGACATGATATTGCGGCACCTTATACACAACAAGAAGCTGACATGTTAAAAATGGCATATGCAGTTAATGGAACTGTTCACAAAGACTTAAATAACGGTGATCTACGTAGTCAAGAGTTACCGGGTACTAACACACAAAGTACAGTCAAGCCTTTTAAGGGCTACAAGAAAAAATAATATATACAGTCATTTGACGAATAAGTAATTCTATCAGATTTACAGGATCCTCAATGATTGATATTAATACTACCTTAGACTTAATCAAACTCAAGTTTTACAACGAATGGCTATACACTGCTCACATCTATGATGAAGGTGATAGTCAATTTCACAAAGAATTAACGACCAATGTCGTTAAAACATACATTGATACACTAAACATACCCAAAGATGCTAAGATTTTAGACTTGGGTTGTGGTCCAGGATACTTCCTAGATGAAATGAAAGCTAGAGAATATACAAACGTTATCGGTGTCACACTAAGCCCGGGCGATATTAAGATATGCGAAGATAAAGGTCATACTATTAAAAAGTATGATTTGAGCTTCTTGCCACAAAAAGATGGTTACCATGACGAATCAGTAGACTTCATTTTCTTGCGCCATGCACTAGAACACAGCCCGTATCCTATCTTTAGCTTGATGGAATACAATCGTGTACTAAAGCAAGGTGGCAGAATCTATATTGAAGTACCTGCGCCCGATTGTGAACGCAAACACGAATGGAACGCAAACCATTACAGCATTTTAGGTGAACAACAACTATTGGCTTTACTACATAGAACAGGGTTTGATACTAACGTACTGAACAGTATTGAATTTGATTTAGGAGTTGCTGACCCTGCAGGCGGAGAACCTAAGAAGGTTCGTGAAAAGTTCTATTGTATTATTGCTACTAAAGCAAGACCATTAGACATCAAATAACACCTGATAAATACTCTCTATATAGAGAGTATTTTTTTTAATGTTCGATCCATTCAAACAAGCTAAACTACAAAATAGCTATCAATCAATGAAGCAGTATAAACCTGCTCCCGAGAAAGATATGACGTTGGACGAGTTAAAACGATTGAGTGGTGCTGGTAAAATCACAGGTGAAACAACACAACCAATCGATACTCAACTACAAGCTAAAAAAGCTCAGTATATCAAAGATAACAATCTTAGACCGGGTGATCCTGAATGGATGCGAGTAATGTTTGCTAAGCCGCATCTGACCGGAGAAAACCCTTTCGGTAAAGCTTGATGCTATAAATAGTAGTATGAGTGGATCACCGTCATTAGTTAAAACGCCTTATCAAAAAACAAAGTTTAATACTCAAAAAGAGCTTGATGACTTTGTGAAATGTTGTGACCCGGATACTGGTCATCTATATTTCATGGATAACTTCTTTATGATTCAGCACCCTACTAGGGGTAGCATGGTCTATCATCCATGGAAGTATCAAGAACGACTTATCGAAACATATCACAAATATCGTTTCAGTATCAGTCTAATGCCTCGACAATCAGGCAAATCAACATCAGCCGCAGGATATTTGCTTTGGTACGCTATGTTCGTACCCGATAGTACAATTCTTATTGCGGCACACAAGTACACTGGAGCGCAGGAGATTATGCAACGTATTCGTTATGCATATGAAGCCTGCCCCAATCATATCAAAGCAGGCGTAGTCACATACAATAAAGGGTCTTTAGATTTTGAGAACGGATCTCGTATCGTTTCAGCAACCACGACAGAAAATACAGGTCGCGGTATGTCTATTTCATTGCTATACTTAGATGAGTTTGCATTCGTTAGACCTTCCATTGCTGAGTTATTCTGGACCTCGATTACGCCTACTTTGTCTACTGGTGGTAAAGCGATTATCACTTCAACTCCAAACAGTGACGAAGATCAGTTTGCATTGATTTGGAAGTTAGCCAACAAGTGTGAAGATTCATACGGTAATGAAACAGAATTAGGTGTTAACGGTTTTAAAGCATATCGTGCATACTGGACAGAACAGCCCGGGCGAGATGCGAAATGGGCAGAAGAAATGAAAGCCCAACTAGGTGAGGATAGATTCCGCCGAGAGATTGGGTGCGAGTTCATTATTGCTGATGAAACATTGATTGCACCTACTACACTTGTTGATATGGAAGGCATAGAACCAGTAAGTCGCATGGGTCAAGTACGTTGGTACAAAAAACCTACTAAAGGCAACATCTATACAATAGCATTGGATCCAAGCTTAGGCACCGGTGGTGACCCGGCAGCAATTCAAATTTTTGAAGCAAACACTACTACGCAAGTAGGTGAATGGAAACACAATAAGACTGACATTCCTACACAAATTAAGTTGATGGCTCAGATAAACAAGTACATTGAAGATTGTACCGGTGAAGCTAGTAACATATACTATTCTATTGAGAACAACAGTATTGGTGAGGCGTCATTAATTTCATTGAACGAATACGGAGAAAGCAACATCCCGGGTATCTTTTTGAGTGAACGAGGAAAAAAGCGTAAAGGATTTAATACAACAAACAAAGTCAAATTGTCTGCGTGTGCTAAGTTCAAAACACTCATAGAGTCTAAAAAGATGACTATTTACAGTAGAAGTCTTGTTTCCGAGCTAAAAGCGTTTATTGCTAGTGGTGGAAGTTATGCGGCTAAAATCGGAGAAACAGACGATTTGGTCATGGCTAGCTTATTGACAGTCAGAATGATGCAGGAATTATCAGATTATCACACTCTCTTGGAAGAGCAAATCCGAGACCACGATGAATACATACAGCCCTTGCCCTTCTTTGCTGTGATAAGTTGATAAATACATTATGCCAATACAAACTGATTCATTAAACCGTAAACTATACGAATTGCTTAACTCTCGTGGTTACGATCCTGTTCCAAGAGACAGTGACGTTGCAAATGCTGGTAAAACAGTGCCACCTGAAGAAGCAGACGTATTCAAATTCACCTTCAAACAAGGTGACGAAGCTATTGATGATGCTTGGGTTTCCGTCGATGGTGCAGAAAATTTGACTATGTACTATGATAAAAACTTAGCTAATAAAGCAGGTGAGCGATCACCCGGAACACAATTTGATGATAGTTGGTACGGATTATTAAGACACTTAAAAAAGTGGGCACACGCTCGTCAATTGAGCTTTAAACTAGAGCCCAAAGAAAAGATTGACAGCGACATGTCACAAAGGACCTATATGAAAAAGAAAGAACAAATCGCAGAAGGATATCACCCAATGGGCAAGACAGCAAGTTACAACGATGCTGTACCTACAGTAAAGATTATCCTACAACATACTCGCCAAGTACAAGAAGGTGAACAAAGATATCGCAACGTTGCTAAGATTTTCTTAGAAAATGCACAAGGTGAACGTTTCCTTTCACCTACTAGCAAGCCAGGTTTAGCTCAAGTTTACGCAAGACACATTGCTGAAGGTGGCGTCCCTAACGATGATCGTTGGAACCACTTGAAGTCATTGTGCGAAGAATATTCAAAGATGGCAGGATTTGTTCGTGCTGTTCGTAGTAATCAATTTAATGAATCTGCTCAACGTGTAGTAGAAGCAGGTTTAAATCACTATCAATCATTGCGTGAATCATTGGGTAAGTTACGTGGCCATCGTGGTTACACATCATACTTTGAAAGTTATACTCCACCATTAATGGAAGATGATACTGATAGCAATGCGTTAAACGAATTATTTGTCCAAGAGACATTGGACCCACGAATTGAATCAGTAATGCCTATTCTAAACAAGTTGAGTAAGAATTTGGGTGAGATGAAGGAAGTAAGCGAGTTAGCAGAATGGGCTGACAGCTTAATTGAAGGTGGTGATGGCGGTGAAGCAAGTGAAGAACCAGTACAGCAAATAGAAGAAGCTCCTGGAGCAGAAACATTAGCACACAACCAATCAACTGAAAAGTCTAGACTAGATGCATTTGATTTAGATGAAACTGACGGTGGACAAGAAGCATTGAACCCAGGTGGAATTCCTGAAGAAGATGAGTTAGTGCAGGAAGGTAAACCGAGCAAAACAGATTTAGCAATGGCATATCTAAAAGCAGTAGTCATGGCTCCTACTGGAACACCAGAGAATGAAAGAATAAGAAATTGGCAAGAGAAGCTAGAAGACGAATTTGATATTGAAATGGACACCGCTACTCTTGCTCAAATGCTGCCACAATTTGATAGTATGCTACAGGCAGGCAAACTTGATAAATTACAAAACCGAATGGCTTCTCGTGGCGAACTTGAAATAGGCGAGAGTCAGCACGGTGTAGAAGAAGGAATGTTAGATGGATCAGACGGGATTGATAGTCCGGTTGCTAGTGCTATTCTAAGAAGAATCTTAATGCAACGAACAGATTTGCTAGCAAAGCACGGACCAGAAAAGGTTTCTAATGCAATCGGTGATGTTGCTGAGTTTGTTGGTGATGTTGACGAAATTGGTTCAAGTGATGTTAGTGGTTGGATTAAACAAATTGAACAATCACTAAGTGGAGTTGACGAAGGTATCTTGGACACAGTCAAGAAAGTCGGCGGCAAAGTGTTAGATAAATTAGGTCACGGCAGTGATGAAGATTTACTAAAAGACTTGCAAAAGAAAGCAGGAGTTCGTGGCCCTAATCACGGTAAGCCAAGCATGGCTCAATCTGATGTTGAGAAGCGTACTGATGAAGTTGACATGGGTCAAGCCGACAGTTCATTGAGAAGTGAACCAAAACAAGATACTGGTAAAATGGATCACTTCACTGCATTAGGAAAAGCATCAAAGAAAATGGGACACGACCATTATATGGATGTACCTGATGACAAAATTGAAGCACTTAAAGCAATGGTTAAAAAATTCAGATCCGGTGAAGAAGTTGACGAAAGCGCACTACAAGCATACTTAGGTGATAAGAAGTACGGTAAAGATGGTATGGATGCACTACGCAAAGCTGGACAAGAAAATGCTAGCGAAAAGACAATGCAAAACATCCGTGCTAAGTATAGTAGTAAAGAAGAGGTCGCAGAAGATGGACAATTCGCAGGCGACTTTGCAACAGGTGAAGCTGGGCAATGGCGTAACAAAGGTCCTAAAGCAAACAAGCCAGCAACAATTGGTGATTTGGTTGGTGAGGGACAAGAAGACTTGGCTGCAATGATGAGAATCGTTAACAGATAAAAGGGTAAATAAACCTCACTTAAAAGGTGAGGTTTACCACATCCGGCATAAATACTCTTGACATTGATGAAAGCATTTGCTATACTTACATCTATGTTAGACACTAATAGGTAGTGTCGAATATTAAACGAGACCATCTCAATTTTATAAGGAAATATATCATGGCATCATTAGCAGAAATTCGTGCTCGTATCGCGGCACAAGAAAACAAGCAACAAAAAGGCGCATCAGGCGCTCAATCTGATAACTCAATCTACCCCCACTGGAATATGGACGAAGGCACAACAGCCACGATCCGCTTCTTGCCAGACGCAAATTCTAGTAACACATTCTTCTGGGTAGAACGTCAAATCATTAAACTTCCATTCAACGGTGTTAAGGGCGACCCTAACGTTAAGCAAACTGTTGTACAAGTCCCATGCGTAGAAATGTATGGTGACAATTGCCCTATCTTGGCAGAGGTTCGTCCTTGGTATAAGGATGAGTCATTGAAAGAAATGGCTAACAAGTATTGGAAGAAACGTAGTTATCTATTCCAAGGTTTTGTTCGTCAGAACCCACTAGGTGATGACAAGACACTC